ACCACGACGGGGAGACCGAACACGGACGCGCCAAGGTTCGCGATGTTCGCGGAACCGATGCCGTTCACGGGAGCCGCGCCACCAATGATGGGACGGTCAACGCTGTCGAACAGCGACGCAAGAGCGACGTACTGGTCAGTCGAAGCGAGCATGAACTCCGGACGAAGACCGGAGCCTTCGTAGATGGTGACCGAAGCATTGCCGAACGCGGTCGCAAGGCTCTTCGCAGTCGCTTGGTCCCACTCAGCGGAACCAACGGTTGCCGCTTCAAGAACACCAATGACATCCGCGTTGGATGCCTTCGCGAACTCGATGCCCTGCGCACGGAACGCAGCCTCAACGTAAGCGACCGAAGAACGGTCGATGACCTGACGAGAGATGCGCGTGTACCCACCAAGGGTCTTCACAGCCGCGCTCATCGTCTCCAGCGTCAACTTGCCGAACGACAGGTCTGCACCTTCAGCCGTCTGCTCAGCAACAGCGATGGTGTTGGTCTTCACCTTCGGGTAGTCCACAGCCATGCCACCAGCAGGCAGAGCAGCAACGCGGAAAGCGTTCATCGTCGGACGACCAAGGTCGACCATGCGGATGATGTCGGAGACCCATTGGCTGTCAGCGATGCTGTCCGGAGGAGTCGCATCGAAGGATGCGCCAGCCGGAGACCATGCACGCGCAGCGAACTCCAAGCCTTCTTCCGAACCGGAAGCAACGCTCTTGATGTAGTCGCCGTAAGAACGGAACTGAGGAACAACGTCACCCGAAGGTGCAGCCTCAGAGATGACCGTCACGCGACGGTCAAGGTCGGTCAACTGCTCGCGCAGTTCCTCAACCTGTGTGTTGTCAGTTGACTCCATGTCAACCCTTTCTGTCTCGGCAGAGTGCTCGCGCACGGCAAGCACGTCTGCGTTCTCGTATGCCGGAAATGCCACAACTGACACTTCGCGAAGAATGACTTTGCGGCGAACAACAACGTCGCCGTCCTTTTCGTTCTCAACCGGCTCGAAGCCGATGGAGAACTTGTTCAACACTCCGTCACGCAGAAGCGTGTGCACTTCGTTGCCACGGTCTGTGTCAGAGATGTGGGCTTCAATGAGAAGCCCTTCATCAGTTTCTTCACCACGGGTCACCCGTCCGATGGGTTCCTTGTGGCTGTAGAACAACTTCACGTCATCAAGTGAGTCGAACGCTCCACGTTCGAAGCGCTCCTTGGTGAAGCCGATGTCGATGGTCTCGTTGTACGGAACAGCGATGCCTTGAACGGTTCGCTGCTCTGAGTCGTAACGGACCAGAAAGTCACGGGTTTCCATGTGACTCCCTTCAGTTGGTTGTGGAACCGTTGACGGATGCGAACCCACTTGGCTCATCTCCGACAAGGTTCGGGTCGTCAAGGTTCAAGTTCGGGTCTTTGACTTTCTCGAAGTCAGGAAGACGGAACGTTGGTGGTGCAGGTGGGAAGCCCTCAGACAGTCGGACTTCAAGCGGAGTCATCGCTCCAAGGTTGACCAGCGTCTCGTAGAACTGCGAGCGAGTCTGGACGTTCGCTTTCATCAGAGCATCCAGTTGGAAGCGCGTGCTCTGTCCACGCGGAAGCAACTCGTCAAGCGCTCGCTCAATGACCGTCAGGTACTGAGCAGCGGTCGTCTGAATGTAGTTGCGTCCAAGGTCTTCCACGTTCGAGTAGGTCGTTGATGTTCCTTCGATGCCGATGCCCAGCCAGATGCCGGGGATGCCGAACAGTCGCGCTATCTGCGCGATGCTGAACTGCGCCGACTCAAGCCATTGCATGTCAGCAGGACTGAGCGAGATGGGTGCGTAACTCAAGCCAGCACCAAGGACAGCGAGACCGCGCTGGTTCTGCGCTGCATCCCAAGCAGTCCGGTACGCATCCGCTTGCTCCTGACTCAGGAACTGGTCAGACGACAGCACTCCCGTCGGGATGCCGCCATTGATGACGACTGCATCTCCGAACTCGCGAAGACGAACAGCAGCCAGCAGGTCATGCCGTGCTGCCTGAATGGGACCAAGACCGTTCGGTTGTCCCGGCAACGTCAACAGACGAAGGTGCTGGATGTTCTTCCGCTGAACCTTCTTCCCCCGGTAGTAGTAGTGCACCTTGGGAAGCACGCTGCTCGCTGTGTCATCGACAGCGACAGACACCCAACGCGGGTCAAGCACTTGCATGTTCTGAGCAACACCAGCGCTGTTGCGAGTCACCCACCAGAACGCATTGCCGTGAAGCGCGAGCGAGTTCGTTGTCTGCTGGTAGAACTCGGGACCGCTGATGTTCAAGTCAGGCTTGCGAACCAGCGGAACGTTCTCCAGCACTTCGACACCACGACGAACGACAACCGGCAGTTGCATGACCGTCGTGCCAAGGATGCTCACGCAGCGGTAGACCGCGTTCAGCCCAAGAGCCTCATCAGCGCTCACACCTGTGATGGATGACCTTGGTGGCGGTAGGACTTCAGCAGCAGCCTCACGCTGCTCCACTTCCTTGCTTCGGGTGAATAGACCCATTGCTTCTCCTAGAAGACTTGCGCCGGAGCGTCAGCGTTGACATCTACGGCATAGACACCAAGAACCGTTGCCATGAGCGCATCTATCTGCACAGCGCTGTTGGCGCGTGCGATGCGCCACGCATCTCCGACGTTCTTGCGAGTCCCGCGAGGGACTTGGAACGCGGTCAGTTCGTGGTGCGGATGAATGACTTGCTTGGTCGTGACTTTGTTGAACGCAGTCGAAGACGCAGCCGTGATGTCAGGAAGCGACAGGACACGGGTGCGAACTCCTCGCTGCTCCAACAGACTTGCGAGGTCTTGCAGCGCATAACGGTCAAGCCAGACGCTGTGCACGTTGTTGGCTCGAACGATGCGAAGAATGAGGTTGAGCAGTTTCTCCAATGAGACATCGACCATCGACGCAACCACGTCGGATGCGATGCGGTTGTCTTCAGTTCTCCACGAAGCGCACACAGTCGCTGCGCTCCAGTCAGGTGTTCGGTCGACGCTCAGGTACACGGTCGTCCGTGGCTCATCAGGTGACAGCCGGTCCAGTTGGCTCCATGCGCTTGGTGGAACCCACGGTTCACCTTCGGGAACCCATTGGTTCAAGCGGTAGCGGCGAGCATCAACTTCGGGCAGCAGAACGACTTCACTCAGCACTTGGCTCATGTCCATGCGTCCAGAAGCAAGAGCAGGGTTCGCAGCGCGGAGCGCTGTCTCATCAGTCAACTCAGCAGCGGCTGGTGCTTCCCAGCAGTAGAAGCCGAAGCCGGGAACAGCGTCTTCCTTCCCGCGCTGGTACAGCCGCTTCAGCAGTTCAGAGTTCTCATCACCAGCGGTCGTGATGCCGACAAGGAGACCGTTCCTGCGTTGACCAGTTCCGATGACGAGTGCATCCCACACGTCTGCGTTCATCACATGCAGTTCGTCAGCGACAGCGAGCGAAGCGGTCACACCTTGAAGGCTCGAAGCCTTCGACGGGTAGACCTTGTACGAACCAAGACCGTCAGCCGTGTGCAGCCCACGGGTCTCCGTTGCTCGCTTGAAGCGCTTCGACAATGCAGGGTTGCCTTCGATGAGTCGCAGCGTCTTGCGGTAGACGATGTGCGCTTGGTCGACGTTCGACGCGACACCAGCAACCGCTGGTGCAGGTTCGTGCATCAACAGACCAAACAGCGTCAACGCAGCAGCGAGAGTGCTCTTGCCGTTCTGCCTTCCCATGCTGATGACCACTTGGCGGTAGCGCAGGTTCCCATCGGCATCGGTTGCCAGCACTTCCCGCAGCAACCACTTCTGCCACTCGTCCAGAGCGAACGCAGGTGCTTCCGGTCCACGCATGACGATGCTGCACACGTCGATGAGACGGTCAGCAGCGTCCGTGTTCCACTCCCCTGCGTCCTGAGTCCAGAACGTCGGCATCCAAGTCGGGTTCATCGCGTCAGCATCTGTTCCAGCGGGTCGAAGTCATGCGAGTCACCAACGAGTTCCATCGCCAACTGGAGCGTCTTGCGGAACTCGCTCAACGCAGCAGCCTTCGGGTCAGCATCAGCAGCGCTCGCAGCAACCAAAAGTGCCGTCCGAACAGGAAGGTTGCGCGGCTCAGAGAGCGCAGGAGCAGAGTCAAGAAACTTCGTCACCGCATCACTCAAAGTCATGGTCGTTCTCCTGTCTGTGACCGTCTAGGAGCCGGAAAGTGCCCGTATTTTTGACCTTCTGGCGCGAAACTGAGGAAGAGCGCGGGGCAGGGGTGAGCGGTAGAAAAAACGGTTCTCATGCTGTCGTCCAAGTGCTGTTGAACCAGTCCACCCGTACCCGTTGCCGGGTCGTTCCGCGTTGCGCGTGGCATCGCTCGCAGAGTGTTCGAAGGTTGTCGGGGTCGTAGTCCGGTCCCCCTTTTGAACGCTCTTGGATGTGGTCGACGTGCATCCCTTTCATCGCTTTGAAGCCGCAGAGCACGCATGTGTGGTCATCTCGCTTGAGCACTTTCGTTCGGGTGCTCTTCCACTTGCTGGATGTGTAGAACGGGTCTCCTGCCATC